TTTACTGAGATACAAAATAATGCTATGAACAAGATGCTACAAAGAGCAATAGACTTTGATGGTATGGCAAAAGGTGGTGATATAGCTAAAATTTTTCAAGCTGATAAGTTTGAAAATATTCTTAGATCATATGGTGATGAAACCTTAGAGGCTATGTTTGGTCAAGACGTTGCACAAGGACTTAATAACCTAGCGAGAACTATACAAGCAACTACTGCTAAAGAAGTTGGTCGTGGTGGAGCACCTGGTACTTTGGTTGCTGCAGCTATCGCTATCAACTCTTTTAATCCTGTCATTTGGCCTACTATCGGAGGCATGGCAGTTTTACGTGCAGCTTTTCAAAGTCCTACCTTTTTAAAAATGATGGCTCGAACCGATAAATCAGCAACAGTACAAGTCTTAGAAGTATTTGAGAGGTTATTAAGAATTGGCGGCATACAAGAATTAACGAGAGCCACAGGTTCTGCAATAGACGACGCACAAGAACAACTTGAAGATCAATTACAAATAGATCAAGATACACAATCTGAAATAGATAACGTTTTACAAGAGGCTGAAAGTCGTTTCAGAGCAAGACCGCAAATAGCTTTACCTGAAGTTGCTAGTGTGCCAATCATACAACCATCTTTGCCTGGGGCTGACCAAAAAACTATATTAGAAAGAGAACAAGAGCTTGGCTTCAAACCAATTATATAGTATATATTTCTAACGGTTCAGACTTACCTTTTACTGCAATAGGATCTAGTTTCTGCAAATGATAACCACAAAGATCTTCCGTAGATTTACCAATCAAGATATCAACCTTACGATCTTTAGTTGCACTTTCTAATCTAGCCGCTGTATTGACTGCATCACCAATAGCACTATAATCGAAACGTGAATCTGACCCCATATTACCTACAACAGCTGGCCCTGAATTTATCCCTATACCAATTGCAATACCTAACTCTGCTGCTTGTATTTCGTCTCTTATCTGAACAGCTGTTTTTATAGCGGCATCTTCATGATTATCTTGGTCTAATGGAGCGTTAAAGATTGCCATCATAGCGTCACCTATATATTTATCAACCATACCTCCGTTACGCTGAACTGCATTAGCTTGGATAGTCAAAGCTTTGTTCATAATTTCAGTCACTTGTTGTGGATCAAGTTTTTCTGACAGACTAGTAAACCCTCTGACATCTGTAAACAAAAACGTGCAATACCTTTTTTCACCACCTAACTTTAAGAGGTCAGGATTATCTTGCAAACGTTTCACTTGTCTCGGATCTAAATAATGCTCGAACTGTTTTTTAATTTGTTGACGTAATTTATATTGTTTTTCGAAGTTTAAATAGAAAGAAACTGCTGCAGTTATGAATCCAGACACCAAAGTATAAGAAAAATCCAGTAAAATACCCCTACCTATCATGTAAGCTCCTGTATAACCTGTAGCCGAAAATAGTAATAAAAAGCTTATCAAACCATTAGTAACTCCAAAAGATTGCGTTAGAAGCCAAATAAGAAAGCAAAAAATTCCAAAAATTATAATTTCAGCCGCTAAATGCCAATCTGGTATATATGGTGAGTTTTGTATCAAGATTGACTCGGCTAGAGCAGCTTGTATTTTATGTGGTTCTAATAATTCACCAGAACTTGTAGCCACTTGCGGCATTATGCCTTTACCAGTTACACCAACGAATACAAATTTATTAGCAACTTGCATTTTAGATAAAGTTGTTTCTGGTGTATCAACCCAACTTATCCATTTCCTACCTAGACTATCAACCTTAACAGGCGGTATACCTTTCACTCTGATTTCTTCTAAACCGTATTCGTTTGTTTTGATTACATATGTATCAGAGCCAGTAAGCAACTTATAAACTTGTGTACCGAAGCTAGGCACCCAGCCGTCAGGTATACGATACATAAGAGGTAACCGTCTTACTAAGTTATCAACGTCAACAGGTGCTGAAACTATTCCCTCTAACGTTACATCTGACATACCAGGTATGTTAGGTAAATGACCCTCTAATAAAATACCAGGAGCATCTTCTCCTAATATTACGGTTCCCTCTGGTGATGGATATACTTGGTTGTCATATGAGAAAGTGGCAACAACTGTGGGATATGTACTTAACTTTTTAAAGAGGTAGTCATCACCACCATTCTCAAACCTGTCTTTATCTACAAATGATAACACCCAACCAACACCTATTGCACCATTTGCAAATATTTCTTCTGTTATCTCTGCTATTCTTGATCTTGGTAGAGGCCAACCACCCTCTGCCTGTATAGTAGATTCATCAATATTAATTATAGTGAAGTATTCAGATGGTTTATGTTTCTCTACTAAAGCATCAAAGACTTTTAATTTTAATATTTCAGTAGGTGTAGATTGTGTAATCAGCGGTATTGATAATATACCTAATAGTACAAAAAATATTTTAAGTCTCATCCTGCACTTTGTAATATGGTAATACTAGAATTAGTACCACCGTTTATCTTTACGGTTCTGGTTACACCATCTTGTGTAAAAATTACTGTATAAGATTGGTCAGCGTTTATTTGTAGTTCTGCATTTTGTGTAACTTTTCTTATCAAACGCAGAGTATCGCCATCTACAATAGTTGTGATGTTTGTTTCAAGATCTTGACCAATACTTGTGCCTTGTATGTCAACACCTGAAACCTGTCCTAATAATTCTGTTTCTTGTTCTTCTTCTAATAAATCCAATACATCTAGCAGATCTTCTAAAAAGTTTACGTTGAGGTAGTCTATATCTAGCTCTGTAAATTCGAAATCAGGATCTTCTTCTAATAAGTCTTCCTCTAATAAATCTACATCAAGATCTGTAAAATCTAAATAATCTGCGGTATTAGTGGTGTTTTCTTCTGCAATAACATTTTCTTCTTTAGGTGGGCTAATAATTAACATGTTATCTATAAACTGTAAATCTATATCTAATGTTACTGGTTTGGTTGGTGATTGTTCATATACCCTAGTAGTTGTGGCTTGGTAAGGTTGATTAAGTACAACCTGGCCCATAGCTGTAGACACCACTATCTCCCCACTAGGATCGCCGAACTCGTTAGGCAAAAGTATTATTAAAGACTTACCTGTTTCATCTACCGTACAAGTAAAATCTGTACCTCTGACTGCAATATCAGCGGTTGGTGTTTTCAAAGATATATTGTTTTTTGCAAGCTGTCCTGAAATGAACCGTATAGTACCACTAGCAAACTGTAAAGCCATTTTGCTGTTACTAGGATTAGCATCATATATATATTCATCAATAATTAGTGAAGAATGTTCTGTTAATTTAACGGTTGAATTATCAAGGAAGGTAATACCGATACGCCCAGCTCTAGTTTGAACGTCATCATAAGAGTTTATGTCAAAGTTTAATACTGCAGGATAGGGCTCATCTCTTAAGATTTGCCCATACCCTCTCAGTTCTGTAATGTCACCTATACTACTAGCATGTAGTAGCAGTCCCACCGTCATTTTGTACCACACAAAAAGTCGAATTAGATCCATTTGTTGTAATCTTGAGCCAGTCTCTGGCTAGGGTTGATGATTGTGTAATAGTGAAGGTGTTAGAACTACCATCTAAATCTAAATAAAAATAGCCACTATCGCTTGCACTTGTGCCTGCATATCCACTTCCAGAAAAAGTAAGTTCGTTGCCATCTCCAAAAACATCTATATAGTTAGTAGCATTTTCATAATCAATATCAAATTCAAATTCGTTATTATCTCCATCTATAATCCAATCCAAATCTAAATAATCAGCATTAGATGCCTCACCTATCTCAATATCAAATGTGTTGCTTCCACCTGCAACTTGAACATTAAGATTAGCGTAGTCAGCAGAATATGCACCGTTACTATTTAACAAAATATCAAGCACGTTCGAGTCGCCTTGAAAGTCAAAATAACCTGTTACATTATCTGAATTTATGCCATCTGATCTGAATATGTTACTACTTCCTATTTGATTAATAGTAAGTGTCATATCTGTACCGTCTAGATCTAAAGCAGTCATTGTGCCAGAAACAGCACTTGTGCCACCGATCAAGTTGCTACTACCAAGTTGTTCTAACTTTATAGTGGCATTTGAACCAGTTTGCTCAACGAATATTTCGTCGTCTGCAAATAAACCTAAAGATAAAAGTAAAAAAATTATACGCATAATCATTCCATATATTGCCAATAACTCTTCTCTTCACCTTGGGCTATTATATCTACAATACCAGTTTCTATCGCTGCTTGCAAAGCTATAGACTTACTTTCATTCATAGCATTACCACTTTCGAACTCAACCAGTTTAGTACCATCTGCAATATATCTAAAAAAATCGTTC